CCCTCCTTTACTCAATTGTTTATTAACTAAATGCTGGATCAGCATCTGCAGATAATACAACACCAGAAACTACCCAGTTAGTGTTGTCTACACAACGAAACTGTAGGTGAGTACCTGGCTCTATATCATCATTAAGAGTTAATTTAGTGTCTGTTAAATCAGATTGCACAATAGTGGTACCAGTACCATTTTGTGCTAATACACCGCCTAATAAAGCTCCAGAAGGAACTTCAAAAATACAAGCTTGTGCATTAGAAGCAACAGTCGCTAAAAACTCAAAACATAATCCAGCTGCTGGTGCTGGTAACGTATAAGTACGATCAGCAGTTGTAGCAGCAGTTAAACCATATAATGAATTACTATCATCATCTAAGATAGTTGCATTAGCATCACCTAAAGCAATTACCTTTTTTACACTTCTTAGCGCAGGTAGGTGTACTACATTTTCGCCAACAGTGTCTTTTGCTTTATAGAAAGAACCGATAGCAGTTCTTAATCTATTAAAATCAAATTTCAAAGCCATTTCTATTTATTTTAAAAAGTTAATTATTAAGGTATTACCGTTTAAGCTTCTGTTCCGTTAATACCAGTTAAGTGATTATTGGGAGGGTTGCCCCTCCCTTTAATCGTTAAAATTAGTTATTAAGAGTGTGCAATTGAATCTACCTCTTCAATTCCGTCAACAGCATAAACGCTATTAACATCATCTGCGATAGTAATAACACCAACGCCTTGAAGAACAATTCTACCTAGTTCTTTAACTACATCATCAGCTTTACCACTAGTAACGCCAAGAACAATGCTTCCGTCACCATTAGCATTTGTACCATAGTTAATAGAAACTGTAGTAGCATTAGTAACCTCAATTTCACTTACTCTATCGCTGTCTATACAAACCATGTCAGTTGTAGAATCAGCTGCGAATAAAAAACATCTATTTGCCATAATATAAAAATATTGTATTATGCTGCGGAAAGGATTCCACAAGATAATGGGTTACGAACTATAATTCCAGACTCAGATAAAACGTGAGCTTCAAACTTATCATCAGCATTAGCAGCCATCATGGATGATTGATCGTATGGATTAATCATACCAGCTACATACTTCTTGATGAATGAACGGTTTGTTCCTTCAGCTCCTTTAGTAACAAGCTCGATGTTAGAAACACCAGTTGTTTTTCCGAAGTCTAGGAATACCATTTTAGCAGACTCTTTTAATCTGTTGTCACCAAATGCATTCTGACCAGCTGCACTAGAGTGTAGGTTTTGGTCATCAAATACAGGGCAGTAAGCAATAGTAATTTTGTTTCCTAAAGCCATGTAAGATGTGAAGTTAGCACCAAGCTCAACATCACCATTTACACCAACCATAGAACCACCAGTAAATGATCCAGAAGGAGCAACTACTAATTCTTTCATTGCTTTGTGGAAAGCCAAACGACCTTCAGTACCAGTAAATACAACGAACTCATTCCCTTCAGACTGAGTAGTATTTAAAGATAACTTAGCTAAGAACTCAGTAATGATGTCTTCAGTTAAAGCACCTAATGTATAAGTAGCTTGGTTAGAAGAATCAATTTGAGCTAATAGACCATCACCTGTGATGATTGAAGTTGCTTGAGTTCCTGAAAGACCTGAAGCAGAAGAAGTCAATGCTCCTGGTCGTGCAACAGTTGAACTTTCATTGGTAATAGACTTACGACCATACCATCTTTGAAGCTCTTGCTGATACATGAACTCATCCATCATCATTTGCTCTTTAGTGAAGTACCATAGTCTATGACCATTGTTTTCAATCCACATGATGTCAGTAATATCTTTACCAGTTACAGAAATTTTCTTACGAGCAGTTGTAAGATAGTTTTTGTAAGTAGAAGGATATACGTAGTTTTCACCTACATCAGCTCCATTAGAACCGTTAGGGAAAGCAGAACCTATTGAAGCGAAGATAGCACCAGCAGCAATGTCAGTTTCTAAAAGTGGAGTACCACCTGAAGCAGCATTGTCAATTAGCTCAATCTTTACATCAAAAGACGCAGAAGTAACGGCAATACCATTACCTGAAGTAGCCTGAGCAGTTGAAGCAGTTGGATCTTCAAGAACGATACCTACAGCACCAGACTGAAATCTTACCATATCAAATTTGTTTAAGAAGTTTGGAGTACGACCAGCGGTATCACCATCACCTCTTAAATATACTACATCACCAACAGCATCACCTGCATCAAGAATATTTCCTGTTGTAGTAGTAGCAGCACCTGAACCAGCATCAGAAGCAACAAACGTTACACCATCTGTAGAAATCCAACCAGCTGAGAATGTTGGTGCATTATAACGCCCCATGACTTTCCACTCGAATGAGTTGTCGCCAAGGACTTTTTCACTTGCAAAGCGACCTGTTCTTTCTAAAAGATAAGTCGCTGAATAACGAGGATACTGTTGAATCAACGTTCTTGCAATCTCTGGGTATTGCAATAGTGCTGTGTTCAAGGCATTCTCGGGAGTTGTTCCAGAACCATAAGTTCCAGTATAAACTTTAGCCATTTTTTTAAAAATTAAATTTGTTAAACACTATTATTATTATCCAGAGTATTTCACGTAACTTGTGGGCATCGCCCTATTGTTTCAGTAAGCTACTCTCTCATAAATGCAGCAGGATCAAATCCAGTTGACCTTGTTTTGGTCTGTGGTCTTGACTTGCTACTAAGGCTAGGAGAGGTAATTTCGTTTAATATTTTAGCTTTACCATCTTCTAAACCTTGGGAGCGAAGAATCTTAGCAAACTTGTCTTTAAACAGCATAAACATTGCAACCTCCGAAGCATTGTCGTGAGATTTCCAAATGTCCTCAGCCATTTTACCAGACGTAATGTAGCTATAAGCTTCTTTCGCTTGATCTTTAGTCACCTTACCACCCATAAATGTTTCGAGTGATTTTAAATGACCTTGTAATTCTTTTTTATTTCTATCTACTTTTTCTTTATTAGTAAGCTCTTCTTGTTGCTTTTGTTTTAGAAACTTTTGTTTTTCTTGTTCAATAGCACCATTAAGCTGTCTTCTAATACGATAAGCTTCTCTTTTTAAAACACCAGAATCTTCCATTTTGTCAATAGCTTCTTCTATTTCAAAATCTTCCATTCCATCTGTTTTCATTTCAGCACCAATCAACTCTCTATCACTTAATCCTAAGTATGAATTTAATTTATCAATTACTTCATTTTTAGGTTGTTCTATAAAAGGTGAGTTTAGAGCAGCAACAATATCTTCTTTGCTGGTTCCTTTAACACCTAATTCTTTTGCAAATCGTGACCAGTCTAATTCTCCAGCTTTTTCTTCGCCTTCATTTTCAGTATTAGACTCTGTTTCAAAATTGGCATCCCAGTCTTCTTCAAGTGGCTGATCTTGTTGCTGTGGTTCTTCAACTTCAATGCTATCCCATGAAAACGCATCAGATTCATCAGACGATTGATCTTCAACAGAATCCTGCTGTTGACTTGCATCTGCTTTATCTGCTGCTTCTTCATTATACTTGCCTTGAAATTGTTCCATCATCTGATCGGTAGCAAAAGCTAACGGATCAAATTTCTTTTCACCTGTACTTTCTTCGGACTGTGACTCTTGTGTTACTTCTTGCGAAGTTTCTTCTACTAAATTTGTTTGTTCTTCTGACATATTTTTAAATTTTTTGTTCCCTAATTTTGCAAATATACTAAGAATTTCTAATAGTTTGCTGTATTCTTTCTTTTCGCTGTGGGCTTACAGTTTGATTTTGAGCCTCATCTTGTTCTTTTGACAAATTTACTTTCGCATCATTTTCAGCTTTTTTCTGTAAAAATATTTGTTTGTTTTTTACAGTATGTGAAACATCTGAAGTTTCTCTTGCTAAATCATCCTTCATATCAGCTATAGCTAAATCTGTCTCAGATTGAATTTTAGCTACTTCAACTTTTGCATTATTTTTGATTTCTTCAAGTTGAACTTGTCTTTCAAAAGCAGCTTGATCGGCTTGCGCTTGGGCTTGTAGCATAGCTTGTTGTTGCTCTGCTTGATTTTGTTGTTGCTTTTTAATTTCTTCCATAGCTCGTTCAAGAATATGTTCTGCCTCTGTAAAGGTATCAGCTTTTAATACTTTGATAATATCAAGTAATGTTGCTTGACCTCCTTGTAGAGCTGCTTGAGCAATACCTTGAAGTTGTTGACGCATAGCATCATCTTTACCAGAGTCTCCTATAAAGATACCATAGTCTTGCATAGAAATATCAGGCATAATAGATAAAAACTTAAATGCACCGTCTCCAAGTATATAAGATGCTTTCTTACCATTTGCCCAACAAATCTTCATTAAATTACATACTCTCTCAAATACTCTTTTCTTAACCATTTGATGAGAGTAAAATAAACTTTCGGTTATTGTTGCTGACTGTATAACGCTACGCTGCACATTACCTACATACTCATATTGACCTACAGCACCTTCACGCTGAGGTGATACACCAGAAATTTGTCCAGCAGTTTGCTCTAACATCATTTTAAGGTTAATCAACTGTTGGACTGAATTAGATAGAGTAAAATCTATTTGCTGGAACTGATTAAATGATGCTAACTGATTACCCTCTTCTTTTGAATTAATTGGAATTATACCATCTGTTTTTAAGTGATACAATACAGTTTGCATATCCATTCCAAGATTTGTTGGAAGTTGAGATACATCATATACTACTGCCTTACCACCAGAACGAGCCATAGCAAGTTCTATTTGATACATAACAATATTATATAACATTTGTATATTTTTCAATAAATCAACCATAGATATACATCTACCAGTAGAATTATTCCTTACGCAGCCTACGTATGACAAAGGTGTTGTACCAGCATCATCGACAGATCGAACCTGATTTGGTCTACGTCTTGCTCTAACAAGTATTTTACCACCTATTTTAGTAGCTTCCCAAATGTCATCTACATAGCGAGTTACTAACTTTTCGTTTTTACGAGGTCTGTAATCATCAGCTACTTGCTTCATAAATGGTCGCTCTGGATTAAATTTATTTTCTGACATTTTAAATCTAAGAGCTTTGATAGATTTCCATTCAACAGATACAACACGTATCTTTACTTCTTGACCTTCTTGATAATCTATCCAATCAAAAGGATCATTATATCTTTGCAAGTCATCATAGCCACCTATTTGATACATAGCTGATAACTCCTCTAAATCTTCTCTAGTTAGCTCATCTCTAAATTCATCAAGTATCTCGCTATATGATAAATATCTTTCTTCACCAACCCAAGACGAATCATCTAAATAATCTGATTGAGCATTTATTTCATAAACTATATTTCTAGGATCTACTCTTCTTACATACGGATCTCCATTGTGGTCGTATATTTTAAAAAACTCTTTTCCAGTTACAAGTAAATCTCTAAATCCTTCTTTAAATAAGTCTCTATAGTTGTGCTTCTGTATAAGAT